TCCCAAACACCTCCATTTTGAATCAAGCGTGTACAACTGTGTATAAGCATGTACAGCGTTGTTCGGTAAAAAATGCACTTTCCTATATACTTAAGTCATAGGAAGTGGAGAACGCATCTGAATATAGATACACACTTTAATAAGTATATCACAGAGTTTTTCGTTTGTCAAATTTGTGTTTGTCATCGCAAATTTCTGTTCAGCGATACAGCAACATAATTTCACTCATTCATTTCCTATATTAATCACTTCAGCAGTTTGCGCAGACAGCTTTCCAGTGCTGAAGTGACCACACAACAGAATATATCGCTCCCGGCAACTGGAAAGGCTGGTGGCACACATGAGATGGAGATTTCTCCTGACCGTGGTACCACTATACCCTTTTGCCGGTAGCAGCAAGGAACCTCCATCTCGGATTGACAAGATGGAGGTTTTTATATGTCAAATAATGCAAATCAGAATAAAGAGTACCGTATCTACATCAAGGGATCCAAGAACTGGGTGGACGTAAACAAGGAGTTCTACACGAACTACTACCGTGAAATCAACACCTACCGTAAGCGTCAACAGGAACATGGTCGTTGTGTCTGCCCTGCAAGCAAGCGCTACTTATGCGACATGGATTGCTTCACATGTCCTTATGCCAAAGCTGGCGACCAGCTTTCTCTCGATAACACCGTGAGCGACGGTGACGGGAACGAAAAGAGCTGGCTTGACGATGTACCGGATGAATCTGCAGCTATCGCTGAAGTATTAGAGGATGCAGAGCTTCTTAATGCCCTCTACGCAAAGCTGAATGAGCTGGACCCGGAAGGCCGTCTTATCTGCCAGCTTATTATGGAAGGAAAATCGGAACGTGACTGCGGCAAGGAAATGGGCCTCTCTCGTAATACATTCGTGTATCGCAGGGACAAGCTGTTCCAGAAGCTCCGCTCCAAGCTTAAGGACTACATCTAATATGAATGGTCTTCCTCTGATTTTTCAGGGGACGATTTTTCTTTTCAAAAACTTTTTTATATTTTTTCGACCAAACGGCAATCTCACCTCCATTGAGTAGTGTAAGGCGAAACAAAGCGACCTACAGAAAGCGAGGTGAATATTGTGAATCGGACTTTTCACAACAGAAGCGGTACTGACGCAGAAATGATTGCAACTCTCACTGCAATCAGTCAGGTATCCGCAAGAATGGCGAAAAATCTCAGAATCATCGCCGCACACAGACAATCCGAGGAAGGAGGAAAAGTAAATGTCAAAAATGAACGATATGGCTATGACCATCGAAGAGCTGAGAAATGCTGCCACTGCTATTAATGATGTAGCAAACTGGCTCACACAGCAGTTTGGAGGAGAATCCGAAGCCGCTGAAAAAGCAGAAGTCCCTGCCGCTCCTGCGAAACCTACACTGACTCTTGAGGAGGTTCGAGCTGTTCTGGCTGATAAATCTCGTGCCGGACATACAGCTGAAATTCGAGAACTTCTAAAAAAGTACGGTGCAAGCAAGTTGTCACTCGTAGACCCGAAACATTATGAAGCCCTGCTCAGGGAAGCGGAGGTGCTCTAATATGCCACCTAAAGGACATGCAATCCTCTCAGCATCCTCGTCTGACCGCTGGCTCCACTGCCCACCATCAGCAAGGCTCTGCGAAACCTATGAGGATAAAGGCAGCAACTATGCTGCAGAAGGTACCGACGCCCACTCTCTTTGTAAGTACAAGCTCCGCAAAGCACTCGGCATGAAAGCTACAGATCCTACCAAGAATCTCGACTGGTATAACGCTGAAATGGAGGACTGTGCTACCGGGTATGCCTGCTTCATCATGGAGCTTTTGGAAGAGGCCAAACAGACCTGCTCCGACCCAGTTGTTCTGATTGAACAGCGAGTGGACTTCTCCCGCTGGGTGGAACAGGGCTTCGGAACCTCGGATGCTATTCTCATCAGCGATGGAACTATGCACGTAATTGACTACAAACATGGTCTTGGAATCCTCGTATCCGCTGAAGACAATCCGCAGATGAAGTGCTATGCCCTTGGCGCACTGGAACTCTTCGATGATATTTACGACATTGATACGGTCAGCATGACCATCTATCAGCCCAGACACCAGAATGTTTCCACCTATGATGTCAGCAAAGATGATCTCTATCTGTGGGCTAATGAAGTTCTGAAGCCTACCGCAGACCTTGCCTTTGTCGGTGATGGAAATTTCCTGTGTGGTGAATGGTGCGGATTCTGTAAGGCAAAGCATGAATGCCGAGCCAGAGCTGAAGCCAATCTTCTACTCGCACAGCACGATTTCAAATTGCCGCCACTGTTGGAGGATTCAGAAATTGAAGTCATCCTCTCCCGTGTCGACGAACTGGTCTCTTGGGTCAATGACATCAAGGAGTATGCACTCCAACAGGCAATCAGCGGTAAAGAATGGACTGGCTGGAAGCTGGTCGAGGGTCGCTCCAACCGCAAATATACCAGCGAAGACGCTGTGTCGAAAGCTGTCGAAGCTGTTGGTTTTGACCCTTACGAAAAGAAGTTGCTTGGTATCACGGCCATGCAAAAGCTACTCGGTAAGTCTCGCTTCGAAGAGCTCCTTGCAGCCTATATCGAAAAGCCACAAGGCAAACCTACTCTTGTGCCAGAAAGTGATAAACTCCCGGCAATGAACACAGCAAAAAATGATTTTATGGAGGAATATGACAATGAGTAAAAATGTAAAAATGAAAAATCCCATGAAGGTTATCACTGGTCCTAACACACGCTGGAGCTACGCCAACGTCTGGGAACCGAAGTCCATCAACGGTGGCACTCCGAAGTATAGTGTCAGCCTGATCATCCCGAAATCCGACACAAAGACTGTCGCAAAGATTGAAGCTGCTATCGAGGCTGCATATCGTGAAGGTGAATCCAAGTTCAAGGGCAACGGCAAGTCTGTACCAGCTCTTTCCGTACTTAAGACTCCTCTTCGTGACGGAGATCTTGAAAGACCGGACAACCCTGCTTACGCTGGCAGCTACTTTGTGAATGCTAATGCGACCTCTGCTCCTGGCATCGTAGATGCAGACCGCAATCCTATCCTCACTCGCTCTGAGGTTTACTCTGGAGTCTACGGTCGTGCCAGTATCAGCTTCTACGCTTTCAACAGCTCTGGTAATAAGGGCATCGCCTGCGGCCTTAACAATCTGCAGAAGATTCGTGATGGCGAGCCTCTTGGTGGTAAGGCTTCTGCCGAATCTGACTTTGCAACTGATGACGATGATGATTTTCTTGACTAACGGAGGTGACAAACTATGGAGACAATTATGATTAGTACAATCCTTGTAAACATCTGTATCGGCTGCTTCGCGTGTGTTGGACTTACTACTGCAATCTCTATGATTCAGAGTATCATCAATGACCACAAACGTGAAAAGCGTGAACAGGAAAAGGACAAGCGTGATCTCGAATACCATGAAAAACGCATGAAGAACTTTAAGTAATGACTTTAAATAATCTATCAACCTGCTGGCAGTGGTCTTACTTCCGCCAGCACATCTTTCGACAAAAGGAGACAATCTATGAATGAATTTGCAGAAATCTTAAATCTATTTATTGCTAACGTCATCGCATACACCTTTTTTGTAGCGGTATATGGCTTCATCATTTATAACGTAGAGAAAATCATTCTCTATCTTATCCGCTATGCGGTATACCACATCCGCCGTGACATCAATAAATACAAATCCAATAAAGATAAACAGTAACACGGCAGGCGGCAGGGATTTCTCTGCTGCCTGTTTTGTAGAAAGGACAATCTCGTGAAAATACTTAGCATTGATATTGAGACATACAGTGATGTGCCTCTTCAGAAAACAGGCGTCTATCGTTATGTGGAGTCTCCCAATTTCGAAATCTTACTCTTTGCCTATAGCGCAGACAACCAGCCCGTACAAGTGATTGACCTTGCCTGTGGAGAGCAGATTCCAAAACAAGTCCTTCTTGCCTTGGAAGATGAATCCGTCATCAAGTGGGCATTCAATACAGCCTTTGAACGCATCTGTCTTTCTCGTTTCTTAGGATATCCGAACGGAGAATATCTAGAACCAGAAAGCTGGCGTTGCTCTATGATTTGGGCTGCCACAATGGGACTCCCACTCTCCTTGGAAGGTGTCGGCGCTGTTCTCGGTTTGGAAAAGCAAAAGCTCTCAGAAGAAAAAGACCTCATCAAGTACTTCTGCCAGCCCTGTACTCCCACAAAGACCAATGGACAGCGTACAAGAAATCGTCCCGGACAAGTGGTCCATGTTCAAAAAATATAATATCCGTAATGTAGAGACCGAAATGGGCATCCAACAAAGACTTTATCAATAAATGATAGATTCAAAAATCATATTTTTCACCAATTCGTGTTAAATTTTCGAGGTACAAACAAAATCAAATATTAAAATGATACTTTTGACACCCCAATTTTATAAAGAAATACAAAATCTCCCTGAATCATATTCTCACATATAAGAATACAACCCAGAGAGATTCTAAATCCTTTTCTATTTTCCTTTCTACCCTACTCCTCCGTCTTAATCGAACTAATCACCACATCCCCCAACTGGCACCCCACCTTCCTAACAACAATATCCTCTATCTGACTCCTCTCCACCTTAGACAGATCCTTCTTATTTACCAACACATCCACCTTCCCATTCGTAATCGTAACAATACTATTCAAAAATCCCTTAGCCCCTAGCAGATTCTCCGCTGCCGTCTCCATCTCCATCTGTTCTGACAGCATCGCCAGTTTATCCACTGCATCCTGCTTCACGCTATCTTTCACTGTCTGATCATTAATAATCTCCTCCAGTGTATCCTTCGCCTTGCTATGTGTCTGCTCCCTCTCAAGTTTCGCTTTCGCCACATAATTACTAACCTGAGCATTTGTAAGCACCGCTTCCCCAACATCAGTTACGTCATCTGTTACTGCTGCCGCACTTTCTTTTGCCACATTCTTTGAAACTGTCTTCGTCTTACTATTCTTCGTCCCAGCCGGATCGTATTTCTGACTATAATTTACATACCCTGCAACAGCGATCACAACCGCTAAGGTCATGATGATCATCTG